ATCGTGGGGGTCAGTTGAGCCATTGGGGGATTCGGACGTTTTGGGTTGGTTGGTAGGTGCGGAGCGTCTCGCTGGTGCGCTCCAAGGAACGGGCCATTGCGCCGCGCATCTCGGCCTTCATGGCCTCGTGGTCGCCGGCCTTGCGATCGACCGTCGCGGCCACGAAGGCCTCGTCTTCGGCCATCACTCGCCAGACGTTCACGGGCCGCTGCTGCCCGAATCGCCAGGAGCGGCGAACGGCCTGATAGAACTGCTCGTAGGAGTAGCTCGGGCCCATGAACACCTGTCGCGCGCAGTGCTGGAAGTTGAGTCCGAAGCCGCAGATGCGGACCTTCGATACGAGGATCCGCGCCTTCTGGTCGGCGAACGCCATGAGGCGGTCCTCCTTTTCGTCGGGATCCATCGAGCCGCGGACCTCGATCGCCGAGTCGCCGAGGATCGCCATGATGGCGTCGGCCTCGTAGTCGGTATCGACCCAGACAATCCAGGACTCGCGCGGCTCGCTCGCCAGGATCTCAGCGGTTCGCTCTGCGCGCGCCTCGGCAGAGCGGCGCTTGCTCTTGTGGATGCTCGTTGCGTTGATGCTGGCGCCCCAGAGCGAAGCTTGCCCGCCGCTTTCGAGCAGCACTTCGGAGTCCTCAGCAGGCACGACTGCGCGCAGAATCTGGAGCGGCGGCAGGTCGTATCCCGCATCGTCGAAGCCAAGGTCCGACGGCTTCGACACGCATCGCGCCCAGGACGAAACCCAGTCCCAGAAGTCCTGGATCGCGGGCCGTTTGAGCCGATAGCGCCCCATCTCCGTCTGGTCGGCGATGAACCAGCGAGAGAGCATCTCGTTGGATTCCATCACTCCGAGGAAGGAGCAATGCTGGCCCAGCTCCATGTAGTCGTTCGGCGCAGGCGTGGCGGTAGCTGCGAGCCTCGCAGGGGTCTTGGCGAATGCCTGGATCAGCGAGCGGCTAGTCGATCCAGTGAAGGCCTTGAGCACCGAGCTTTCATCGAGCACGACCGTCCCGTAGCGGCCCAAGTCGAACTTGTCGAGCCGCTCGTAGTTGGTGATGTCGATGTCGTGCCGTCCCGAGTTGCCGTCTCGGCACACCTCGGCATCGACGCCGATGCTCTGAGCCTCGCGGGCGTGCTGCCGTCCGCAGGCGATCGGCGTAAGCACAAGCGCGGGGCGGCCGGTGACCTGCCGCATGACCCTGGCAAACTCCAGGAAGATGCGAGTCTTGCCCAAGCCGGTGTCGTAGAACGCGGCGCTGCGTCCCGTGCGAAGGGCGAAGCGGACGCCGTGCTCCTGGTGCGGCTTCAGCGAAGGGTGCAGCTCCACGCTGTCCCAGTGCTTGATGCCGTCGCCGCGGTAGAGCCGGGACTTGGATGCGATGAGGCGGCGGTAGTCGTCGAGGTTGGTCACCACGCACCTTCCTTCATCCTGCCCACTGCATCGGCAGCTTCACAGAGGTAGAGGCCAAGCTCGTAGGCCGCTTGAGGCGGCAAAGTGAAGAACATGATGCCGTCGCCCTGGAAGAGCACCGGCACAAGGCCATCCCCATAGCCTTGGTAGGTGGCGTGCACGTCGATAGAAAGCCTATCGCTACTCTTCACCTTGCCGATCTTGGCTTGCTGCGCTTTCTTGCTCACGACGCCACCTCCTGCTGCTCTGCCCTCGCGGCGATAGCCACCTTCGCAGCCGCCTCCAGGGCTTTGGCGAGCCACAGCGCTTCATCCGGTCCCAGGTGGAGGTAGGCCTGCACCCCATCGGAGGAGACGTAGATGCAGACGCATCTGGCGCTAGTCGGGTGCGCAGAGACGCTCAGTGCGCGGCCTCCGCCGATCTCGATCCTCTCGTAGCTCAGTAGGTCGCTCACCACACCACCTCCTCACTCGTCAGCAGGGCCAGGATCGCCGAGCGGGTCGTCTCGCACCCGAGGCGCTCGAGCGCCAGCTCGCGCGCCGCACGGTCACCCGCCGTGCTCAGAGGCGACGGCCGCTCCAGTGACTCCATGAGCACGAGAGCGAACCCGCGCCACAGCACGGCCTCGCGCTCGGCACCGAGTCGCGGCTCGCGGCGGAGGCGCTCGTCCAGGCACATCGGGCAGACCCGGACGGCGAAGCCCTGGACTAGGGCGTGCGTCCGCAGGAGCTGCGAGCCGGTGAACTCTCGCCGGCACGAGAAGCATGTCTTGGGCTCACCCACGTGCCACCCCCTTGATCCGCACGGCGCCGCGGCGGAGAAGCGTGGCGAGCGGCTCCTGGGCGAGCAGGAGCGCACGGAGAGCCTCAACAGTCGGGAGCAGGATCTCCTGGCCTTCCCTGAGCCACTGGACCTGGATTTCGACGGCCAACTGTTCGGGTTTCGTCTGGGCGTTTTGTTGCCCAGATGCCGGCAAACCGTCCCCAGATTGTGGTTCTCGGGGTCGGGGGTTCAAGTCCCCTCGCTCACCCATCCCTACCACCCTCCGGGGCGGTTTTTGCCCGCCTCCTCCGGTGGACACCTGAGCCTCGACTGCGAGTCCTGGGACACCAGTTGCGAGCAGGTTCTGCACATCGGGCCGCGGCAGGCCCTGGATCGCGGCGCGCAGGTAGTCCGCGTCGGTCGAGTGGAGGTAGCCCTCGGTCGTGCGGCTGGTCGTGTGCCCGAGCAGGAGCTGGGCGGCGCGCAGGTTGGTGGCCGCGAGGCTGTCGGCCGCGGCGTGGCGCAGCGAGTGCAGGCAGATGGCCTCGCCCGCGGCGTTGCGCTTGGGGACGCCGGCGGCGCGCAAGAGCTGGTCCATCCAGCGTGAGACGTTGCGCGGCTGGAGCTTCGCCCCGCGGCGCGAGCGGAATAGCGGCGCGGTGTCGAGCTGGCGGCCCAGGAGGCGATCCGTCGCGGCAATCGCCCCATCGATGGCGGCGCAGTCCTCGTCCTCCAGCGGCAGCACCCGGCCGCGCTTGGTCTTGGCGCTCTCCGCGCGGATTCGGAGCACCCTGGCGCGGCGGTCGTAATCGCCACGGCGCGCGGCGATGGCCTCGCCCCGGCGGATGCCGGTCCGGATCATCGTCCACAGCAGCGGGAGCTGGGGGATGCCGTCGGCGGCTGCATGGTCCTGGGCGCTGGCGGCCCCGATCAGCGCGGCGATCTGCTCGGAGTCCGGGCGGCCCCGGGGCCGAGTCTGGCGCGCCCGACCGATGGCCGGCAGCCGCAGTTTGCCCAGGGGGCTGCGCTCGATGATCTCCTGCTCGACTGCCCACGCCAGGGCGGTCTTGAGCGCCGCCACGTGGCCCCGAACGGTCGCGCTGGCCATGCCCTGGTCCAGGCGGGCCCGCATCCAGGCCGAGACCTGGCCGGCCTCCAGGTCGCCGACAAGCTCCAGCCTGCGGCCGGCGGCGCGCGCCGTGGCCTGGAGCGCTCCCAGGAGGTCGCGGATCTTGCGGCCGGTGAATCGGTGATGCTCGGCGCCCACGTGGGGCGCCTGGGCCTCCAGGTAGGCCTGGACGACGGATTCCAGGCGGGCGCTGGGCCTGGCCGGGGCCTGGACGAGGGCGGCGATCGCCTCGGCCAGGCGGGTGGTCTCGATGGTTGCTTGCATGGAGGGATGGGGCTGGGGTCAGGTGCCGGGCTGGCCGGCGGGGGCGGGGACCTGGCTCACGACGGCGGCCAGGCTGGACTCGGGGATGCGGTAGCGGCTGCCCACGCGGACGGCGGGCAGGGCTCCAGAGGTGATCCACTTGTGCACGCAGGACACGCTCACCCCGAGTGCCTTGGCGGCGCTCCGGGGCGTGTGCATGGCCGGCAGGTCGGCGGGCGAGGGCTTCATGGATGCTCAGCTTTCCTGAACTCACTGAACTCAGCAAGCCTCAGAGCGGATTTTTTCGCCACCGTTCCGGTTGCGGGAATTGGCGACAGCGCGGAAAATCACGCCAGCATGCCGCCTAGCATCGCCGGCCCCGTGCCGGCTCCCCAGGACCAGCAGAAGACAGAGCACTCCCAGGACCTGGGGAGGCGCCTCCGTGAGGCTAGGGAGGCTGCCGGAATCGGCGCTGCTCAGGCGGGCCGAGAGCTGGCCCGAAGCTCCGCCACGATCTGGGCTTACGAGCGGGCCGACAACCACCCCACGCCCTACGCGCTGCGGGTGCTGTCCAGGCTCTACGGCGTGTCGGTCCAATGGCTCCAGACCGGCGAAGGCCCCGGCCCCGGCAGCGCGCCCGCGGCCCTGCCCGAGCCGATCGCCTCCCGGGTGTCGGATCAAGCCGTCCGCTACCCGGGGCCCCCGCCGGACGTGCCGCTCCCCTACCCGCTGCGCCCGCCTCTTGCGCCGGGTGCGCCGCGTCGCTACCGGCTGGTCTGCCCAGCCTGCGGCAAGTCGTGGGTGCCAGAAGACCTAGGCCGCCACCTGGTGACCGGCGACGGCTGCGCACAGCCGCACAGCATGGAGGACGCCGAGGCGCTGATCGCCACGGCCAAGCGCGATATCCAGCCCTGGCTAGACGAGCTGGCGCGGCTGGATGCTCAGATCCTCGAGCTGCAACGACGACGCGACGCGATCAAGACAAAAAAGGACAAGGAGATATTCGAGACCTGCATCAAGCTGGTTCGGATCCAGGTCGAGAAGATCATCCAGACAGGCCCCGAGAGGTACGAGTGGAGCGATGGCGACCACTCGCGGCACGGAGGTTAGTAGTCGTACGCCAGCACCGACGCAAGCTCAATGACGGCCGCGGTCGAGGAGCTGGCGGTGTTGATCCAGGCGTGGCAAGCGAGCTGGGTGTTCGGCCCTGGGCTGTTGGCTGTTGTCACGGTGCCGCTTTCCGCTGCGCCTGTGTCGAGCCTGGTCACGCGCCATTCGTAGGTCGCGCTGTTGGGGGCATGCGCGATCAGCAACTCGAGAGGCACGTTCGTTAGCGAGCCGACGGCAAAGTTGGCACCAAGCGGCGCAAAGTCGGTCGTTCCGGCGCGCCTTGACATTAGCTGATATTGCGTGTCCGTCGATCTGGCGACAAACGCGATAGAGCTTGTAATCGTCTCAGGCTCTACGCTGCCGATGGCCGACGCTGAGCCTTGCAGACCCACAAAGCAGCGATGGCTGGCGATCATGGCGTTGAGGCCAAACTCGGCACGAAGGCGGAATCCAGGCATGGAGGTGAAGCTACCAGGCATCAGCTTGAGCGCGCTCCGCACGGACGCGCTTTGGCCAGTCGCCGACGTGGTCGACAAGCGCGTACGCGGCGTGCCGTCCCAGACGCTGGCGGACCCGAGCGCTGGAGTAGTGGCGGTGCCAACAACAGTCCAAACCGTGCCGATGCCCGTGTTGCCCGTGCCGCTGGTCGGCCAATAGCCAAGCTGGAGCCGCGGCAGATGAGTTGCGAAGCGCCAGGCCGTCGCATAGTCGGTGCCGCTCGACTTGACCGGCAGTTGGCCGGCGATGCCGCCGACGGGCAAGCCGGGTCCTGCGGGGCCGGTGGCCCCAGTTGCTCCCGCCGGGCCCGTGGCGCCGGCCGCTCCAGTCGGACCCGTCGGGCCTGCTGGACCTTGCGGGCCTTCGGGTCCGGCTGGACCTGTGGCGCCCGTCGGGCCAGTGGGTCCGGCTGGCCCCTGGATGCCCTGGGCTCCCGTGGCACCATTTGCACCGGCCGGGCCCTGAGGACCAGTCGGGCCGGGGTCACCTTGCGGGCCGGCCGGGCCCTGGGGGCCAGTGGCGCCCGTCGCGCCTGCTGCGCCCGCGGGCCCTTGCGGACCCTGGGGACCCTCGGGGCCGGCCGGGCC